ACGGATAGTGTAATTGGAATTATACAATGGTTAGGAAAGAGTGTTTTTACTCACCGTAGAGTTAAGGATATTTGTAAAGTGTATACTCAGTATTGCACCAACCCACAAGTTATGTTTAATCCAGAATTTAGGAGTCAAGCAGTTAAGTTGTATTCCTCGGCAAAGGCAGACCCAGTCTTTTTGGATTTCGTTATGAATTCTAATAATAAGTATTTTACAACGACCTGGAATCTCTTCGAGAGTAATATTATTAGGAGTATTAGTGCGTTTGAGGAATCTCGACGAGAAGAACCGATATGTTTTGTGTTTGAAGGTCCAGCTGGATCTGGAAAGTCAGCAGTGTTGAATCAATTTGTTGATGTTTTGAGACATAAAGGTTACACAACGTATTGTCATGCTATTCCTGCGTCAGAAGATGGTAAAGACTTTTATGATGATTATGAAAACCAGGATGTTTTCGTAATGGATGATATAGGAATACAGGGAAAATCTCAGTGGCGGTATATTGTTAATTTTGTATCACCTGTTAAATATCCTTTGCCGTGTGCAACGGCAAGCAAGAAGAACACCAAATTTTTTAATTCCAAGATCATTGTATGTACTACTAATCATTTTATGGATTTATCAGGCTTTACTTCAGCCGATTGCATTACCGAACCTAGTGCTCTTTTTAGACGTTGTCACGTCATTAAAGTTGAAAAAGATGCGACGACAATCAATTTTGAACAGTTGATTAAGTATTACAAATATTCGCATATGGATCCGATACCACGGTGGGAGAATGCGTTGTTATACCATAACACCGACCCAGAAATACCAGTATCCTTAGTGACAAGGGAATTACCTCATGACGATAAACCAGTCTCGCACAGTGTGCAAGTGTTTTTGTTGAAATTGCTTACACATATTGAAAGATCTAATGCACGAGATGCAAAACATATGGTTATAGGAGAGGATGGTTTGAACGATATTACAAGTGAGGTTGATCAATATTTTGACGCTCAGTCTATTTTTGCATGGATCCTTAAAGGCGATGGTTATGTCGCCGCTGGGTGTACATTTGTACAAATAATATCTGAATGGCTTAATTATTTGTTTGCTCCCGTTATAGAGATGGCTAAGAAAGGCATATCTA